ATATTTAAGGTTTAAAATAAAGTGGCTCAGTTTTTACCATCCCATTTCTCGACTGCCTTCTTTACAGCGTTGTAAATTGCGTTCAATTGCCTTTCTTCTTCGTTGACATCAAAGTCAAAAAAGCCCTCAACTGAAAAGCCTTTGAATTCACCGTCTTTTACCCTTGCCCAAATGTCATCATCGTTTACAATGTAGCTCAAGAACCAAGAACCATCTGCTACCTCATCATATCCCTTTGGTGGGTATTTCCCACGCTCACGATCAACGATGTAAGACTCAAATAATGATAGCCCTTTTGTTTCTTTTTCGTGGTGGATGTTTACTGAATCATACAAATCAGACTTTGCCCATTTCTTAGCGATTTGAAAAATAGTGTCAGCATCAAAGTACACATAGTATTCACCTCGTGCCGCATCGTATCTGTAAATTCGTTTCTCCGCTTCCATAGCCATACCGGTGATGATTCTCTTTTCTTCATCCTGAATAGCAAAACCAATCTGATGGCTGTGAGCTTTTAACGGAGTTTCAATATCGGTGTGTGCTTCCTCTGCTGAACATGGCATCCACTTGTCACCCATTTGATGTGATCCTGTGCAGCCGATCTTCTCAGCGTATGCTTCCGCCTCCTCTTTTGTGTTAAACAATGGTAAGTCCTCAGTGATGTAACCTGGTAAGGTTGAAACGTCTACATCGTACTTGTTGCGTTTTCTTCTTGCTTTTCTCAACTCTAACTCCTCAAGCTTTCGCTCTGTCCAACGGAGCATTTCATCGCCTCCCCATAGTAAATAGGAAATAGTGCCACAAGCTTTTGTGTCTTTTGCATCGTAGTATTCTTTGCCTCTTGATAGGTAGCTGTAAGTACGCTTGATAGTTTCCATTGAGATTGGCTCGTTATTTGCCAATTGTCTGGCACGATTCTTACCAACCAATGTCGCACAATCATTATTAACCTTCTCATTTAGGTTGATTCCTCTCTGAGCGTTTTGACTCGCTGCTTTAGGGTAGTCGTTGTAAGACTCAAACTTGTGATCGTTGAAGTATTGAAAATCTCTCTCAATGGCTGGATTGGTTACAAGGCTTACAAAGTTTACTCCTGTTTCATCCTCATCATTGATGACTAACTTGTATACTGGTAGTTTGTCCATTTTATATAATTAATTTTTTTGGTTTATTGGTTTATTTTACTGTGCTGATTCCCTCTGTTACCTTCACCTTGTTTTGGGTATTGCTGATATCCGCCTCAGTTACATATACACGATTCTGACCTGTGAAATCTTCAGTACCTGGTAGCTCTTGTGTTGGTGGTCTGAACTGAGGAATAGATGCTGCTGATGATGGTGTTGATGGTGCAGATGCTCCTCCGCCTCCGCCTGATCCTAATATCTGACGTGCTTTGTTTACAGCGTTTAATACTGCCGCAATCTGTGTGGCGTAGAATATAGGGAATGCAAATGGTGCGGCTGGACCAGTGGCTTTTGCTCCTTTCTGTGCAATGTCTAATCCTTGAACGTAACCCAATGCCGTATCCGCTACAATCTGAGCAAGTGCTAAAGCTTTACCTGCTTTTGTTTGCTCACCTGCTAACCCTATTAAACCTGATGTGATTTCTTGAGATAGTTGAAACAGTTGCATCTTAGCATCCGCAACGGCTTTCTCATCGGCTATCTTTTGCTCTGCGGCTTCTTTTTCCTCTTTGGCTTCTTTATCTCTTAACTTTTTTCTGTATTCATAGTTGGCTAATTCTTGTGCAAGGAATGCCTCAAATTCTTCGTCCTCTTTTTTCTTGGCTTCTTCCTTTAATTGCTGATCATATTCGTAACGTGCTAACTCTTGAGCTAACCATGCGTTGAATTCCTTATCTGCTGCCGCCTTATCATCAGCCGCTTTTTGTTCTTGTTGCCTTTTGCCTTCTGCCCTTGTTTCTTCTTCTTGTTTCTTCTCCGCTTCTTTTTGTTCCCGACGATATTTGTCCTGAGCTATTCTGTTTAATTCAAGTGCAAGTTCTGCATCCTCTACACGCTTTAGATTTTCCTTGCTTTGGTTTTCTGTGTATGCGGATTGAGCAAGTGCCAACTCATCTAACAACTTGCTTTCCTGAAGTGCTAAAGCTTTGGCTTGATCGCCTTTTGCTTGTGCAATCTTGATTTCTCTGTCCGTTTTATCAATGGTATCTTGTAAAGCCTCATTGAATCGCTCTTGTTGTCTTGCAGACTCTGAAGTTATACCTGCTGCATCTGTTACCTTCTGTACTAAATCACCAACAAACTCCGCAGCCTTTTGTAATTTTGGAAAGGCATTGGTCAAAGAATTAGTAAACTTATCCCAATTTGCAATTAGCACTCCAACACCAACAGCCAAAGCCCCTACACCGGTTGCAATAATTGCCCCTCTTAAGGTAGTGAATGCTGTTACTACCTTGCCTTTAATAGTTCCTGCAAGGTTCAAAAGTGCTGGTCCGAACTCTTTTAAGTCTTTGAGTCCTTGAGCAAACACCATTGCTCCTTGAACTCGCATCATCACCTTTTCAAGCTCCTCTGATTGAGTGCCAAATAAAGCCGTCGCACCTGCCGCTAATTCAAAACCAGCCGTCACACCTTGAGCCGCTCTGAATAATTGGTCAGAACCTCCACGAGCAGCGTCAATGGCAAAGTCAAGTTCCTCCATTTCTTGCTTGTACTTACCTGCTGCCCTAATTGCCTCCTGTGTACGCTTGTCGTTTATGCCAAATTGTTGAGCTAATCGCTCCGCTTCCAGTTGGGTTTTACTGACAGCGTCGCCTAAATCTTCATAAGCGTCTGCTGCTTGTTTTACCGTGGTGACACCGTTTACGTCGATGTCTATATTTACTGCTTCGTTTATTGCCATTAGTGTCCGTGTGTTATTATCCAGTATTGTGTTCCGTCAGATACAACTTGGTCGTATCCGTTTTTAGCATTGTCTGTGTGAGATGTGGCATCGTCGATTAGTACGCTTCCATCTCCTGCGTTTATTGTTACCTGATTCGCTGATTGTGTTTTCTTCACAACATACATCTTGCCCTTATTGGCATCGCTTGGAGTAGGTAGAGTTACCGTAATACTGCCGCTTGTTGTATCGCATAAAATGAGCCAATCGTCATAAGTCGCTGTGTATGGTGAATCGGTATTGTCTATATTAACCACCTTACCAGAACCTAACCACGCCCCAACGACAGGATGATTCTCAACATATACTCTATCTCCCTCAGGAATCTCATATCCGCTACAATTTAGAGCCGTGACATTATCAAAGGTATTTATCACATCGTTACTTCCAACTATCGTATTGACCACCCCAGCATTTAGAATGTCAGATCCTACCAATACACTATCTCCACCGCTTCCGATGTTATCACCTATATTCACGCCATCGCTACTGTTTGGAGATGGTAGAAACTTCGGTCTGCCTTGTGGAGGATAAAGGTCAGGGTTGTAAACATTATCTGTATCAAATCCACCTTCACCAACAAACCTGCTTCCTATGCTGCTTGGCTCATAAAAAACTGAAAGCAAGAACTCGCACTTCGTCAAGCCTTCACTTTGTGGATCGTAGTCAACTATCTTGTTAAGCTTCCAATACTGCCCCTCAAAGAAATAAAGACTGTTGAATCTGAGCTTCTGAAACTCCGCAGGTGTTATTCGGAAGTATCCTCTAAACAACTTGGAATCCTTGTCAATAATCTCCGCAAGTGTACGGTAGTAATAGACGTTAATTAAGTTCTGATTGCTATAAGTAAAACCGAAGGTGTTTATTCTTGTAGGCATACCCCAAAGCAAATCAAAGCTCATGTCATACGGATCATCAACGTGAGTAGTTACCGGGTAGTAATTTATATTCCTTGTTCCTGGTGTTGGTCCAGTGTACAGGTTATATTGAAAGCCTAAAGTTTTAGTACCGGCATAGTACAAGATTCTTAGACCTCCTGCCTTCTCGCCTTCCTCTGTGCTACATATAGAATAAAATCTGTTGTCCTCTGTTTCTATAAACTGAGTCGGCTCAAATTTGACCTCAATCTTTTTCTCATCCTTTATGAAGTCATTATCTACTCGAATGGTTCTATCTCCGTAAATCCGTGCAGATGATTCTTGATATTGCTCGTTTTGGATGTCGCTTCCTTCTGCATAACTAAACACATAAGGATTGTTCTGAAGCTCTCCCATTGGCAGAATCTCATGAGCTTGATTGTAGTCTAATTTTTGTGACCAGTCCACATTAGAACCATCGTAAAACTCATCACGAGGAACAAAACGCAAAGTGCCATCGTCAAGCTGCTCAATGTATAGATTAAACATTCTCACCAACGATAAGAGAAAATCCTTTTGCGTATGGTCTTGGTCAAAGAAATAACCGAAATCTACACTCTCTTGATCCTCTATTGTTGATGGGTTGCTTGTGTTATAGACTTGTGTATCTGTATCAAGTGCAATGTCAAAATTGTAAGCTTGTCTAAATTGTGTGCTTGTACTTGCTATTTCAAATCTGTGATAAACAAAACTCACTTCATCAGATGCGTCAAGCTTTAAAACTGTGTTTGCTGCTGAATCAAATGTCCAATTTGTTTGACTATCTCCAGTGCTTTTAACTTGCAAGTACCTAACTACTGAACTACTGACACTAGTGACCACTACTTGAATTGTGACAAGTCCATCATAAGACAAAACAAAAGGCGTTCCTGCTGTTACGCTTCCTCCGATGTTTATTGAAAATGTATATGTTCCACCGACTGGTGCTGTGTACTTGTATGTAGATGTATCAAAGTTACTTCCGTTGTCATAGAAATCACCGCTTGAATCATCGTTAAAAGGTATGGTTGTTCCTGTGCTGATTGTTGTTGATCCAGAAACACCAGCATAAAACAAACGATTGTTTACAGCCGTAGAACCTGTGCTTAATCCCTCATTTGAAAATGGAACAATTAAACGCTTAAATCTGTCAGTTGTGAAAAAACTATCGGTTGAATAGTTGTATCCATTAACTGAGAATATCTTGTCAACTACCGTCTTGGCATACAAGCAAGGTGTGTGATCGCTTGTTCTCCACTGATCATAATTGGCGTTATTACTTGCCCTCTTTGGTAGTATCTGACTCCATACATAGCCAACGCCATACTCAAAAGGCTCAGGTGATCCGTTGATATAAATTTGGCTATCCCAAGAATCCTTAATGTTTTGAATGTTCAGAACGTGATTGTACTCACTAAAGTCAAGGTCAGAAAGCTTGGCATTCTCAATGTCCGTAAATAGGTTGGCACTCTCTCCGTGAATCGTTGCGTTGTATTCAATTTCACGCTCATCATTGACGTTGATTTGAGTCAGCCTAATGAAGCCACGCATCTGCTCCATGCCGTCCAACAGAACGGTGCAATCTGCTTTCTTGTTAGGGTTGAAAGATGTACCTGTTATACTATCGCCTACCTCAAAGAGATGACCGAATAATTTGTTATTGACAGATGTACCCGGTATGGTTATGGTCTTAGACCAATCGCTGCTTCTATTCTCAGGATTACGAATATCTGCAATGCTTTTGTTTATTAATATTTGGAAGTCCTCAGAGAGTTCAACCAATTCTTCGTTGACTAATAACTCAATCATAAAATCTGTGCTTTATCTACAAAGCTATGCTCTACCTCCAAAGTCAAGTTGAACACCTTATCGTTTACATGATATCTCTGCTCGTAATCGCTTGTTGCAATGTTGATCGGTACAAGAGCCGTGTCATACATCCAAACTCTTGGTGAGTTTATTAACTGCTTGAGCCATTCCGCTTCTACCTCTGTGATGTTGTTTGAGTTTAAAGTGGTTCGCTGAGTCATCTCTGAGTAGTAAGTTGATTTGCTATGTTCTAACCTATCGTAAGAATAAGCCCCACCGCTTAAGGTATATGGGTTTTTTCGGTAGTCCTTTCTATTGACTGAGAAATTATCACGCCTCACCCTGTCAAATCTGAAGCTCTCAACTGCCCCATATTTGTTGAGAAAGAAAAGGTCAACTGATTCATACTTTGAACAGCGATTGTCAATCGTTATAGTGAACGCAGAACCAACCGCACTATTGCCCGAATTTTCAGGCGTAATCGTGTAAGACGTTGTTCCGCTCGGAATACCACCTGGTATGTTCGCTCCAATAGGGAAGCGAGTGATGTCAGTGCTGGTCGCAGAGATGTTAGTGCTACTACCCCCAGAAAAAGACACAAATAGATGGTCGATAGAACTGTCATGTAAAGCGAAGAGCCAATCTTTTTGATTTTCATGTATTCTTTTTGATGTTAGTGATGTGAGGAAATTTGCACTGCTACCCGTTCCCATCATGTAGTCAGCCTCGTCATAATCCAAGAAATCTAGTGGATGTAGTGAGCCGTTCCAAACAGTGTTCCCTGTAACTTGTGTAACGCCTGTGGTCTGAACGATTGGTGTAGTTGCTCCTGTGCTGTACTCATAACCAAAGTCGAGAGTGTAATCAAACACACTATTAGCACACCCACTTGCTGCTGTATCGTTATAATCCCAATCATAAGTAACGTAATCGCCTAAAATGCGTGAGATGTTAAACACAGCCTCATCGGATGAGCTGTAATGTATGGGAGCTTTTAAACGGTTGAGTAATGTGCCTGACCCGTTCTTGATATCGCAGATAAATTTGAAATTGAAATTTGAAGTTATTGCCGTGCTGCTTTCATCTACAACCCACAGATTATCGTTATAGGCTGGTTGATGCGTTCCGCTCACTTGGTGACTTGCTGATAGTGCCATCTATTTATAATTAAGAAATCAAGCGAAGTGGCTGAATTAGAGCAGTTCGTTCAAACAAGCACAGACATAACTCTCAAAACCTGATGCTGCCGCCTTCTCCAATCTCTTCTGCCTCTGTTTGCTGATGGTAGTGTGAAATGCAAGGGTATTCAAAAACTCAGTGAGTGGCATCTCTAATATAGCATCCCACTCTTGCCGTCTGCCTCCTGCTAATCGGTCAACGAGTCCGAGCCATCCGAAAACATCTCCTTTGCTTTCTTCACCTCCCCCTTCAAATAAGTTAGGGTAGTTTTTAATAATTTCGGATAGAGAGCCGAAAAAAAAAGCGAGTATTTGTAAAACTGTGGTGCTGGTAGATCCTTAAAATTGTCAACCTTCCACTGATAGTCATCCTCTATCTTTCGCCCAAAAATGTTAACTCTGTAACTTAAACACGCAATAATCTTGTGCAACGCCTCTATTTTATCACTATCACCTAATTCTTGCAGTTCTATGAAGTGGTGAGCCTCCATGGACTTGGCATTCTTCACGAGCTTGAATCTTCTGCCCTTGTGTTTGAACGTCCACTTCAATCTGTGCTTAGGTTCTTGCTCTAAAAATGACAAGTCAATTTTCCGCAAGTCATTCAATGTCCACTTCTCAACCTCCTCATAAGTTAGCCCTTTAATTATAGCCACCGTGTGAGCTGTTTTCTCTATCGGGTTAAGGTCATCAGGAAGCTCCCCAATTTCTTGAAGCATCCCGATTGTAATATCTTTCCATTTAAGCATAATAAAATAATCCTGGTTTGTTATGTTGTTTGCAATCATTGGCAAGAGCTAACGCCATCACGCAGTCATCGTGGAGTCCTTGTGGTGCTGTGTATCTTACGCCTGTTCTTGTGTATTCAAATTCAAAGTTACGCATTTCATCCGCAATCACACCCTCAGGGAATTTAACTTGCTGACCTTGTACCGCTACCACTAACCCCTCTATCAGTTGCTGCTTTGATTGGCTCGTAAACTTAAAGCCTTTGATTCTTGGGTGCTGCCTTTGTAGTTGCTCAACGATAGGGTCACCAACTCCCGTGCTATCCACAAATGCAGGTGTATTCCCTATGGTTGCCGTAATCTTCTGAAGTGTCTGACTCCAATCAGCTTGGAATCTGTCAAAGTGAACAACCTCGCCCTTTTCGTTTAGTCCTATGATAACAGTCCAGTCAGTGTACTTAGCAAGGTCAATGCCGTATGCTGTGGGTGTACCGGTGCTTTGTTGAATACAAGCGTCAATGTTCTGATGTCCGAATGGGTTAGAATTATCGTCAGCAGGTTCAGCCAAGTAAAGCTCACGGAATACATACTCAGGCAAATCACGTTTAGCCTGTTCTATCTCCTCACGTTTTAGGATACCCTCATCCGCTGCATCGTATGCCGTTATTTTGAAGTAGTCCATGTTAGGATCTCCTGCCTTTGCTCTCTCACCTAATTTGTAGAACCAATTCTTTTTACCTTTAACGTTTCCGATAAGTTTACATTTGCCCTCTGTTGCCGTTAGGGTAGAACGTAGAGCAAACCAACTGTCTTCTCTTGCTCTTGATGCCTCATCAAATACCGCAGCATACACATCGTCACCATAAAGGTTATCAGGCTTCTCTGCTGACTTAAACTCTATCCTTGAGCCTACTGGTGTAATTAGTGTCAACTTGCTCTCATTGGATACAAAGAAGTTTTTCTCTGTGACTTGAGCCTTCATTCGTCTGAATGCTATCTCCGCTTGTTGGTAGACAGGAGCAACCCACCAGACCGATTGATTCTCCTTAAGGCTTAGACTCTGCTCAAATAACCAGATGATGTGACTCGCTGTTTTACCTGTCTTAGTGGATGCTGCCGTTATCGTGTAACGGGCATCGCTGTCCAAGATGGCTTTTTGGTAGCTCGTCAGTTTTGGTCGTGAGTAGTTTATTTGCATACTTGCCTGAGTAGGTCTACACGCTTTTTGTTTATGGTGTCAAGATCGTGATGTTGCTTACAATAATGATAGTTGATCATACCCACCTCTTTGATTTTGTCAGACTTGATTAGCTTTCCAATCTCTGACCAATCGTTATTTTGAACAAAGAAACATCCAAGATTATCTCGGTGATTTGTGTATGGCTCAACTGCACTCACAAATATGGGTAACTTGTACGCTGCCGCTTCCAGAATCTTCAGCTCTGATTTGTATCGGTTAAACTTAGTCGGAAGCAATGGAGCAATGCAGATGTCTATCTCTGAGTAATACTTTCCAAACTCATTTGCCTTTGTACCCACCCTTGTCTGAAACCACTCAGGTCGTTTATGTCTTGGCTCTCCTGTGATTGCTTTCTCCATTGTTGCCCAATCAGGGACGTTCTCATGAAAGCCACACATTAGGAATCTGACTCCGTAATTTTCACAAATTGGCTTGATTTTGTCTGTAAGCAATTTTAAGTCTTCCGTATGAGATAACCCTCCAACCCAACCAATAGTCAAAGGATGCTTGGTTTCTGCTTTCCATTGGCTTTGATTTAAGTCTAAAGCGTTGGGGATGATAGTAACGTTTTGATTAAACTCTTTGACCTTCTCCTCCAGTTGCGGAGTGGTAACCATCACAGCATCTGCATAGTGTAGGCTGTCCTTAATTCCGTTCTTGATGTATGCTCGGTAGAATTTATAAGCCGGGTTGTGTTTAGGAATTACCCAATAATCATCAATGTCAACTATAAAAGGTATTTTCTTTTTTGCGAGTACCGGTAGAATGTTGTATTGCAATCTTCCAAGCCATCGGTTGAACACCACACAATCGTATTTCTCAAAGGGTAAATCAGCCCATTCATTCTGATCCACAGACACATCAACTGTGATGCCGTAGTCTATTTGTATTTTGACGTAAGGAGTGTACAACCTATGGAAGGACACCCCATTCATTCCGTCAAGTAGTAAAAGAATTCTCATCAGAAAGGCATATCATCCTTCTCCTTCGGTGGTCTTGG